TCAATACGCCTTCGACTGCCTTAAGGAATGATTCCTTGTCATAATATTTCAAGACATTACCGAACGAAGTATTTGACTTGATACCATAAACAGGCTTATTAGTTTCATGAGAAATCTTAAAGAAAGCGGTAAATACGCCACCATCGGCAGTAATTGCAAATTTCTTTGTAAATCTTTCTGGATCATCTGGATTCTGAGGAATGTCACTAACACTAACTTGTTTAATACCAGGAATATTAGTCAACATATCCAAGAATAATTCATCTTCAGACTCACCACCGGTAATACGTAAGTGCTCTGCTTCTTTTTTCGCCGCACGTGTTGTCTGGTTCAATCCGGATTGACGGATAGACTTATACCCCTCTGTAGAATTGATAAGCTTCTGAGCACCCAATAATGCGATTATCTTACCATCTATACCAACTGCCTTATCAAATTTCTTTTTATTACCTGCTGCATCGATAGAAATATCAAATGGCCAAGTAACTTCAGTAGTAAACATCAATGATTCAGCTATTTCATAGTTAGCGTCGATTAATGTATCATCAGTTCCACTAAGTTTATTGAACTTGATTGTAAGATTATTTTCGTCGTCATAACCGAGACTCTTATAAGTCTTAGCACTAATGTCATCGATATTAAATGTTTCAGGTTGTTCAGTCGGAGTGAATACAATCTGGATTTCTTGTTCTTCAGGAATAAACTCAAGATTAAACTTTACTGAAATAGTAATTGGCTTCAATTCTTTTAACTGTGTTTCTTCGTCAAATACAGCTTGGCAATCAACTGAAACTTTACAGTCATCTAACTTTTCTTTTAAGTTTTCATATATTTCACCGATTTCAAAGAAAGGAACTTCATCCATAGTTTGAACTACGGTATCTTCCATAAGCATGAACTTAGAAAGATAACTTCTGAAATTTTCTTTCTTAATATCGATTTTATCCTTATATGGTTTTACCATATCATATAATGTTCTTAGCTTTTGAGCAGTATTTATATCATCCTGGAAGAATGCATCACTAATTTCCTGACGACATTCTGTTAACCAGTCTTCTATTTCTTCACGACTCATTTTTTGCGGGTCAATATTATAGTTCATAACAGAATTCCTTATTCGTTTATATTATTTATAGCATTTTATATAGCATAATGTTATAAATATATAAGTCTAAATTAAAAAAAGGTAGTCTGTATGTATATAAAATGCGGTGATGAATTTTTAAAATTTGAAGGCTTCAGCAAGAAGCTATCTGAGTCTTTAGATATCGTATTTGATAACTCAAGATTAAAATGTTCTATAGACCATAGGTTTAAAGATGAAAATGGTCAAGATATATTTGCTAAAGATTTAAAACGTGGCAGTAAGATTAAGAATAACCAATTTGGTTTAAGTACAGTCGTTCAAATTACTCCTATTGGTCAACATACAGTTTTTACACCTGTAAATGTTGAAGGCGGATTATATGAAACTTTAAATGGCATTGTTAATCATAACTGCTCATTTATTGGTTCTAGTGCTACTCTTATCAGTGGTGATATACTTGAAAAACTTACTGAAAAAGAACCTATTGAAGTTTTATTTTCAGATTTATCATTATCGATTTATGAAAAACCTATACCAAATGCTCTGTATGTAATGGGTGTTGACTGTGCTACTGGTGTAGGTAATGACTATTGTGTTGTTCAAGTTGTAAAGATTTTGTCTAAGACAGAAATGTATCAAGTTGCATGCTATAGGTCAAACACTGTCGAAACTGGTGAATTTTCTCGTGTTATTGACCAATTATCTAAAATGTATAATGACGCCTATTTTATTATTGAATCGAACGATACTGGTAAGACTGTTGCTGAAGAAGTTTGGTATACCCTTGAAAATATGCATTTAATAAATACTGAAAAATCGTCACGCGGTTTAGGAACTATCGCAGATAAACGTTCCAAGCTAGATGCATGTATGGAATTACGTAGGGTAATGAATGCTGAAATTCTACATGTATGTGATTCCAAGACAATCGAAGAATTATCAAGATTCGAAGAACAAAGACCAAATGTCTTTGCAGCTGCAAAAGGTAATCACGACGACACTGTTTCTGCTTTGTATTGGGCAATGTATGCTACCATGCAACCAGAAATTGATATAGATAATATTAGACAAATAACTAATCAGCAGAATGAAGAAAACATGATGACTGTCGATATGATGGTTAATGATATGGCTAATGAAGATGATTTCTGGGGTGATTTTAAATGAGTGGTAAAGTTTTATGGAATTCATTACAAGCTAAATTTAATACCATGAAACCCGATAGTCCATTTGGCACATTTCATGAAAAATTAGCTGAAGCATTGAGTGACTGGTTTACATCATATTTTTTACCTAAACAAAGATTTAAAGCAAATGGTACTCAAACTAATTTATTGGGTACAGAAATTATTATGTCAGAATTTAATACGCCGCCTAATCCACTTGAATCTTTTGTTTTTACAACAGAGTCGATTTATTTTACAAAAGATGAACTTATTACTGCATTTAAACAACCCGGACTTTGTTGGCGAACTGTATATGGTTTAATAGGTACTAAAATCGCAACAGCATTGAAAATAGTTAAATGTACTATTCCAGCTAGCAAAGTAGCAGGTACTGTTACATCGCCATTTATGTCCGCACACTTTGCATTTCAAGGATATAAATTTTTTGCTGCATTAAAAACATTAGATTATAGTGAGGATGCAATAAAAACTAAAAAAGTAACAGAACAAATATGGGATAAATTTGAAGATTATTTAATTGAAGCCATTAATGTTATTCCGCCAGTAATTATACAGGTTGCGGGTACATTACCGACTGGAACATTTATAGGTACGATAAATGCAAAACTCAATATCTAATTATGACCGATTTAACTACTGGGAAATTTATACAGAAGAATTACCTTCAAGAGGTATATTCTATAAAAAAGATGCTAGAATCAGGGTAAGAACGATGTCTGTTCTTGAGGTTAAATTCTTAGCTACTTACATGGAAGCTACTGCTACTCGTATTTGTAATGAAATTCTTAATAAATGTACTATTTTAGAAAATTTAACTCTTGATGAACTATTGTTACCTGATAGAGACTATATTATTTTCTGGATTCGCTTGAATACATTTAATACGTCAAACGGTTTTACAATTACAATTCCACATTGTTCTACTTGTAAAAAGGAAATTGTTGCAAATTTATCATTGGCTCAATTTAAACATAAGTATCTTGACAATGGTTTTGAACCTAAAGTATTTCTTCCAGATTTACAGATGGATATTCCAGTAAGAATTCCAACTTATAATGACTCAATTTATAATGTAGAAAATGAACTTGAAGATATAGCATTACATTTAGATACGGATAATACATTTGAAGAAAAAACAAAATTTGTTTCTATGCTTAGTGCATTAGATTATCTCTATTTAAAAGATCATATAACAAAGAATAATTGTGGCATTATTGATGAAGTTCCTATATATTGTCCAGATTGTGGAACTGAACATATAGTAAAAGTTCATATTAATGATTTGAATATTTTTACACATTTTGAACTTAGAGATATTCTTGAAAAAATTACACAGATTGCGAAGTATTCTAATTTAACTATTACAAATGAATGGTCATGGGTTGAAGTTGAACTTGAAATGCAGATAATCAATAATATGATTCAAGAAGAAAATGAGGCTAATAAGAAACAGCTTCAGAATATGACATCAAGAATGCCTACAGGTTCTACAAGTACTTCGGCACCAAAAATGCCAAGCCTACCATCAATGCCACATATGTAAAAAATTCAGAATAAAAATTTGTAAATTTTTATTTGCATAAATTTGCTATATTTTTATTGATGGAAAACTGAAAAATTTATAAGGTTAACTATGAAACAAGATAAGAACAGTGAAGGATATATTTCAAACAAATATTTGCGTGAACTTGTTGTCAAGTTTAATTCTATGAATATAAACGATAATGGCAAATGGTGTGACGCATATGAAAGAAAGATGGATAAGAAAAATGCCAATGGCAATATTAAGATAGATAAATATGAAATATCTAAGTCTTTTATCCAGAGAAAGAAACAACAGATTGCAGCATTGCATGCCAGATATGAAAACTTTAATGATGAAGAACGTAGAGCATTCAATTCTGAATTTGAAAAAGTAAAGAAAGATATTTGCGAAGCTTTCTTAAAAGTTATTGATGGACGTATTATTTCTTATAAGCTCGTCCAAACACCCGCATATGAAGAAATTGACGACATTCGCCAGGAAGCGTTAATGTCGTTATTCACGTATATTAACCGTTATGATGAAACACGAAATACAAGTGCTTTCGCTTTCGTAACAGAACTTATTTCTAATGCTATGAATGGTTATCTTAAGAAGATGAATCAACGTAATGCCATTCAAATCACCGGTCTCGATTTCTATGAAAACTTGAATACAATCGATGACTTATATGGTGAAGACAATGACTAGAGGTTACATTAATTAATGTTAAACGCACATACTGAAAATACTGACGGTAAACGAATAGCTTTGGTCTATTGTAGAGACCACTCAGGTTGTTCACATGTCCGTCTTAGATATAATACAGAATATATTAATGGTCACGAGATGGGTATTGAACCAGTCTTGTTACCATTCCCTACATTTGATCCAGCACTTTTATCTAGTGCCAAATCTATTGTTATTCAAAGACCTTGTATAGGAACTGATATTGAATTATTACGTCGATATAAAGAATTACAACCAAAATTTGGTTATAAGCTTGTTGGCGAATTCGATGACTTAATTTTCTATACAGGTGATGCTCCAGAAGAAATTGATGGCGTTCCACCATACAATCCAGGTCATGAAAATATGAAAAAGAACAGAGACATAATCAAGAGTGTTCTTTCTCAAACATTGCCAATGCTTGATTTAATTGTAGTATCTACAGATTATCTTAAAAAGTCTATTGAAAAAGTATTTGGCGTAAACAATGTTATGGTTGTAAAGAATGTTGTTCCTAGATTCTTATGGAACTTCGAACGTAAAATGCCGATTAAGCAGGATCTTGTAAAACCGAGAATTATTTATTCTGGT